CCATACAAATTAAAGTCAGAATAGAGTTGAGACACCAAGGATATTGTTGGGACAATAATTAATATCTTTTTTCCTTCATGGTATCGGGCAATAGAGTAAATGATTAGAGACTTACCCGAAGCCGTAGGAGATACAAGCACACATCTACGATTTCTGATGGCATGAATAAATGCCTTCATCTGATAATCTCTCATGGGAAATGGATACTTCAGCCTATCAATAAATCGTTCGGCATCTTGAGCAGAAAATTCTTTTGCTCGATCAATAGACTTGTCCATATGTAACGTATACTGACGTTCCTCTGCAAATTGATCTAGGCGAGATAATAATCCGGCATATAAAGTACGATTCATATGAGAGTACATACGAATCTTTCCATCCCACATTTTATTTCTGAACTGGGGCATGAATTGATGACCGGGAACCATAAAGGTGAAATAGTCTGCTATCTCATGTTCAATTCCCGGTTCGGTATCAATGACAATTGAAACTTCATTTAACTTTTTTACGTTAATCATACTCATGCAACATTAATCCCATTAAGAAACTGTTCCCACTTGATTGCATTACCAATATTGAAACTACGGGTATTGATGCTCTTATTAATAATTTCTCGAAGACAATCTACCTTTTCTTGCTGTTCTGCAATAATAAGAAGAGCAGAAATAATATCCTTGTCTCCTGCAATATACCGGGGAACATCTTGTTTTAATAGTTTATGCTGGAAAGGTTCCCACCCACGTTCTTCTAGATCATCTTCATCCATCTTGCCGGTGTAGTATTCAAACTTTTCCTGCTCTAACGTCTGATGATGCAATTTCAACTTCTTTAGTCGAAGGTTTTCTTCTACTAGAATTTTTAAGTATTTGTTATGAAGAACTGGAATATTAAGGCTCTCGGACGAAAGCTCTGTCTTGTCGAGGCTACAGTCCTTTGACCACTCGCGTTGAATTTCTTCTAATTTCATTATAATCCTTTATTTAAAAAAATTTAAATAACAATATATGTTCAAAAAATCATGTATGGTAGTATAGCACGATCAATTGTGTTGTCAACAGTTTTTTTCAAATTTTCTCGTAATTATAATGAGTAAATTTAAATGTGGCATCTGCTGTAATATAATCAACATCTCCCTGGATGGTTGAAAAATTAAGAGCAGACAGAGAGGTGGGAAATAGCTCTTTAAATATAAATTGATGATTTGCCCTCATATTACTATTCAATATAATCAATGTGGCATCAGAGTATATGCTTTCGCGACTGCCCTTCGACGCCTGGGTTGCTGGAGATTCTGTTAGGGCTTTGTATTGAGAATAGGTTTCTGGTGCAGACAGTCCTGCCATCCAGTTGTATATTTCAATCCAATTTCTTAAATCCTCGTCTACAATAAAAGTTATATTCAATGGTTCGTATACAAGATTGTCTCCGGGTACATGGGTATCCAATAATGGACTTGGTGTTAATACTTCGGCAAGGCTTATTCCTGGGAGAACTGCTGCCTGTACAAACCAATTTACATTTGGAAGATTTTGTACTATAAATTTAAACCCAACAGGAGAGAGATAGTTCTCATTGTCAGGATGTCGGAACTCTTTTGCCATGTGAAAGAACCTCTTGCTATTCTTTATTATTTAGGCATAACAAGAAAAAAGGGGGGAACCGAAGTCCCCCCCTAATTTTTATGGGTAACAAAAATATCTACTACCTAGAGCTTGATTAGAGCCTTTCGATAATAGGCATTGTTGTGTGCCCCGCCGCCTGTAAATGGATTATTAACAAACCCGTAACGAGTCTTAAATCCAATCTTTGGCTGGAAGGTGTCCTCTCCTACTGCACGCACCATCTGTAGTGGTACATATGGGCAATAGAAAACACCGGCATCATAGGCTGAAGTGCCCTTATATCCATTAATCGCATATTCATATGTTGGATTAAGTGAAGCATAAGGATCAATATAGACCTTGACACCACCTCCAATAGTTCCTGCAAACGTACTGCCATTGACATCGCTGTTCAATGCAGGACTAGGATCAAGAACGCCAGACGTTGACAATGCAGATGCAATGTTGGGTGACACGATTAGCATATTTCCCTTGCCGCGACGTGTTGCGATACCGATCTTATTGGCTTCCTTCTCGAAGTACCAATTAAGAATCTTGAATCGCTCAACCAACCAACGTGCAGAACCGAGATCGTCTCGGTGTTCTACTCGCGTTAGGTCAACAAGTCCTGCTGCTGCTGTATTTGCACCAGAACCAACTTGCGCTGCCAGAGCAATCTTACGAACAACCTCTCGATTGATCTCAGCATTGATCTCAGTCGAAAGAATGTTGGAAAGCTCGGCTTCGGCATCAAGACCATGAATAGCCTTGAGATCCTGTGCAAGCTCTGTGGTGTACTCAGCCTTGAGGGCCCGAGTTTGTGCAACAACAGAAGTCTTCTCAATGGTGAATCCCATCTCTGGAATCTGATTAGTTGCCTCAGTTCCCCAAAGTTCGGCAACCGAAGTCGCTGCACCATTACCAGTAAGAAATGTTCCGTCTGGTTGGGTAATAATATCCGCCAAGCCGTCGCCTGATACAGTTCCATCAGGATCAGCAGTTGCCGTTAACATGGCTTCCATTGCACCTGTATGGAGCTTGCCATCGGCTGGTACTGGATTATTCTCACCAGAAGTATCATCTGAAGAAATACCGGAATATGCGGTATTTGCTTCGTTGAATAGTGCTTCGCCAGTTCCATCGGTCGCGGAACCAGCAACAACCCCCTTTGGAGCATACTTCGCCTTGAGGGCAAAGATAAGTCCGGTAGGACCATTCATTGGCTGTACACCACAAATATCATATGCCATGAGATTTGGGGCATTGCGGCGAACGAGACTAATTAGGACTGGATCAAAGGCAGCAACATTAGTGCCACCAGCGTTAGTTCCGCCGGTATCCATTGCAGAAAAGTTTGTTGTCTCACCGAGAAGCCCGCCGCCGCTTTGGGAGGCGTGGTCTTCGCGAAGAGCAATTTCTTCGTTCTCCAATAGTTGTGCTGTGACAGCGCGTCGATAAGGGTCCTTGATTGGATCAAGGTCTTCGTGATCTAGTACGGGCTGCCACTTTTGTGTAAGTCGATCAAAATTTGAATCAGACATTTTGTTTTAACTCCTTGTTAAAAGTGGTTTATAAGTAAACGCAATTACTCTTGAATAACATTCTTCTGTGTTCGAGATAATGCGCCAACATAAGCAGACATTGTGCCGGTGGTTTCTTCAAAGATGCCACCCTCAACTTCCTGCTCCTCTACAATAAATTGCTGATTAGTTGTTCCTGTCTTGGGGAAGTAGTTTTCCCTGAGTGTGCCAAGAGCATTTGCATACTGCTCGACATCTTCAAAGTCTACTCCTTCGGACAGTTCCTTCAACTTCTCATACTCTGTATCGACAAGACCATCAGAACTCTGAATAAGGAGTTCAGTCTTCTGATACTCATTGATCTGCTTCTGCATATCAATTGTCCTTTCAATACTTTCATTTAGTTCACCCTCTAGCTTATCGACACGATCTGCAAGAGTATCTGCTACATCGAGCTTCTCATCTGGAATCTCGATATAATGTTCTGCGAAGAGATTGCGTAGTCCTGTAATGAACTCTTCACTAATCTCTGCCTGTAGACCCTTGGTGATTGCAAGCTCATTTTCCTTCTGCCATTCATCTACGGCATAGGAAAGATACTCGTCAACCTTCTCGGTCATATCAGTAAGATTTTCTTCGCGAGCTTCGGTTAGCTCTTCGTCAAACTTGCTTTCAATCTTCTCTAGCTCCTCATTTACCTTGGCAATGAGCGCAGCCTCAAAGATTATTGCTGCCTTTGACTTAAAGTCATCGGAAAGATTAACTTCGTCGTTAAACATTGCAGCAATATCAGCAGAAAAATCAACATCCTCTGCCTTTAGCCTAGTCTTCTCTCCCTTGTCGCCCTTCTTTCCAGCCTTGACCTTCTTTGTTACTTCTGTAGTCTTATCTACAGACTTGAAAATCTCGTCTGGATCTGCAACATTGGGATCGTCCTTTGCTTCGTCAAGATCGTCGTCCTCTTCAAGAGTAGTAAGAGAGTGCATGATCTTATCGAAGTGAGACTCTAGCTTGGTCTTCTTGGTATCCTGAAGCTGATTAAAAATAGCGCGAACCATAGCGGGCTTAGTCAACGATTCCTTAACCCCCTCTTCTTCATCTTCATCTTCATCTTCGTCGTCTTCTTCTTCATCATCATCATCCTCAAAAGGTTCTTCGTCTTCTTCAGTTTTCTCCTGAAGGACTTCTTCTTCTGACTCAGAAGTTTCGCGAAGAAGCTCTTCGATTTCTTCGTCTGTGATGGCTTCTGTTGAAACGGTTTCTTCTGACATTATATGGCTCCTTTGTTTAAAGCTATCAGGTTGTTATTCCTAATGCATATTTATATATTTTACAATTTTGAAAGAAAGTTCTTAAATACCCTTAATTGAACGGCTTCTCTATCGGCTCGTTTTGATTTTTCAATTTGAGATTTAAGTTCTTGAATGGTTCTTTCTTTAATTATACCATTTTCCCAAATCCATTCTTTTCCTTCCATCATTCCTTCAACAAATGCATCGGGAGCAGATGGATCTGCAACAATATCTGCCGCAGTAGCAAGATAAAAATCATCTTGCACTACATTTACGCCTCGTCGTGGCTTCAATGAACCCATTCCGCGAGACGAAACACCTAACTTGGCACCCTCATCAATAAGATTCTTTGCAATCTTTCCATATGGGGTGTCCATTAACTTTGCTTTTCCTACCCAGTTATCATTATCTGGGCTTAATTCCTTAATCATATGAGAAACTCTTTCTAGATTAATGACCGGCCCATCGGGATGACCTAGTTCTCCGAAGGCTCGATTTTGCTTAATATACTTGTCGTTATATTTCGCAACTTCCCTTCCGAGAGTCTCTCGGGGATAGACTCGTCCATTTCTATTCTTTGTTTCTGCCTGCATGAAGACGCCCTTAATATAATAATCCTTCTTGCCGGATTTAGTTTCTTCTACCAAAACTTCAATTTGATCGTCGTCTACTACTTCGGTAATGAGTTTCATTTGATTTTCTCCTAAAAAGATATATTCTTGATTGCAAAGCCTGACATCTTAAGAAATCCTGCTCGATTTTTTGCCAAGGTAGATGCAAACTTAACTTTGTTTTTTACACTTAACGCATCATATACTTTTGTGACAGCATTTGCAGTCATCATATCTACTAAAAGATGTTTTCCATCAGCCAATTTAACCTTCTGGCCCTGTGAATCTTTAACAATTTTTCTCATGGTATTGATAATGGCTTCTCCCTTGCCCGCCTGTTCATGGACAGCGACCGATTCTCCTGCTATTGAAACTGAATCTGCTGCCTTGTCCAACATATCTTGCTTTTTCTTGTTGGCCTTCTCAGCTTTTCGGACTAAAGTATTTTTCCTAACCTTTTTAATTGCCTGATCGACATCTTCCCGAGTCTGTTTATTTTTCAGGGCGGCCAGACGATCTTCAATTGCCTTTTTTTGTGCTGCCTTCTGTTCTTTCTTTTCTATTCTTGCGAGACGAGCCTTATCTGTTGGGGAAACTCTTGCCACAAACTTTTTGATTCCTACTTGTCCTC